CCTAAGTATGCAAGGCGAATTCCCTCATTTACTTTTAGTTCGTGGCCGATTTCTTTATTCTCATCGTCGGTGGAATAGTAAAGAGATAAATTAGATACATCCTTTAGAATAAGCGCTGCAGACTTTACACGTGTGTAAACCCAGAATTGAACATCGGTGTGCTCATTGATTACATTCTTCCAGGCATAAGTATAGAAATCATTAAAGAAATCTCCGTCCCAGTGGATACGGAATAACATAGGGGCGTCTTTCTTTACACAATCGGCTTTAAAGTCAATAATCATTTCATTAAGCAATTGATACATGGTCTCCATGTCTGCATTGCGTAACAATTCCCAATTGTGAAGAAGATTAGTTTTTACTCCCTTGAAGAGTTTTTCCAATTTGCCTGCATAGCAAACAGTCTCGCAGATAGACGTAGCGCCAGGACATGAAAAATCTTTTCCTGCGGGTAATCCGAACGTGTTAGCAATTGCGGCCTGCTTTCCATTTTTTGTGACAAGGTTAGCCACCTTTCTATCATTAGAACGTTTTAGTTTCATAGGGGTAATTATATCTTGGACCTCTGACATATTAGTAATCCTCATCCATTCCGTGGCCAGCAGACGCAAGAGCGTCGGAATCAGCCCAGCCAGTTAGTTCATAGAATTCCATTTCTTCAGCGTCATAGCATTCAGCGCAGGTATAGTCATCACCATAGATTTCATATTCTTCAATTGAATCGAAAGTTTCTTGAGCACCACAAATTTCATAGTTCAAGCAAGCGACAGTAAATAGTTCCATTACGGACCTCTTTCGTTAGTAGATATTGGAATTATAGCAGGTTAGACTGACATTTACTAATCGACACGCAAATTTTCAGGGTGTTTTAGATCACACCCTTAACGACACGCCCGACCCCGTAGCTTTGTGGGCGCCGCATATTTATGCATTACTCTGAATATTTATTTTTATGTTTTATTTTGCGTGTGTATTTTTTTTTATTGCGAACAGGTTGCGCCGCATTACTGCGACGCAATTCCTGAATGCGTTTTACTTTATCTTGAAGTGAAGTTAGGAACATTATACCCACTCGCTTCGTGAAATCGTGTTACATCAAATCGCTCATTATCTTTTGCGAACATCTCCGCAAAGTCGTGAACAGTTTTAGAAAAAACAGCGGGGTGAACTTTATTGCTGAGATACTTTAGAATTTCAGCCGTTGCAATATAATCTTTTCGTGTCATCATTTTACTGCCACCATTCCACTACGATAGAAAACTTTTGTATAGCATTTGCCAGTTGGCGTGTATAGATTTACAGTTGAGTATTCGTTAGCCATTCCCCAGTCGGTGAATAAGAAAAAGTTTTCCCACGCACCATATTCATTTTCATATTCGGCAGACCAGTGGGGAGCGTTGCTATCATAGGCGCAAGTTATTTTATACATTAGTTATTTATCCAATCTAGTGTTAGTTCATCAGAAATTTCATCAACGCAAGAGCAAGGCTCTACGTCATAATTATTTTCAGTTCCCCAGAATAAAAATCCTGCGCCACCGCATTCATCGCAATTCGCTGCGATTATTTCTATGTATTCTTTCATTTTAGCCATTTAGGTTTTCCCTTTCGTTTGTTTTGGTAATTGTAGCAGATAGCACTGACAAGGCTTCTGCCTTGCTTGCCTCACGTTGTGCGATCACGTGTTTTTTGAATTCTTCTAAGTTCATTCGAACGCCCCCTCTTCTAGTAGACCTAATTCGATGTTGAATAATTCATCTGGAGTTGCTTCGGATAAATCTACCCAGCCCGCACCCTCTTCATTCATTCTAAAAATTTCAATGTATCCCATTTATAGTTTTCCTTTCGTTGAAAAAATTGGTGAGAGTTCTTACTTACGACATTGGGCGAGAACACTCTCTAAACTGCCCCTGTTTCGATTTTATTTTATGGAGTTTTTACTGCGACTGTTCGGAATTTTGTTCCGTATCCGCTATTCGGTGAAATTTCCACCAAGTAAGTTTCGCACCCGTCATACCATACGGCTTTTGGGTGAACCTCTGCAGAAATAATTTCACCCTGCAAAGTGTTTGAGTAGTAGTTTGTTCCCACTAGTAGGGACTGGACTGAGTAGACGTTCGCTGACATCTGCCACCTCTTTCGTTGTTGTTATAGATGACATTATACACGAACGGACTGACATTTTCCAATTTGGCAAGGGTTTGTCTCAATATGTGGAGCGTGGGGAATGTGATAAGCATCACACGGCCAATGTGATAAACGTCACACCAAATGTCCGATTTGTCTGTCAAATCGACACGCCGTAATTTTCAGGGTTTTTTATAACATTTCCGTAACGACACGCCCGACGCCGCACCCTTGTGGGCGCATCAGCTTTTGTCAAGCTGACACGCCGTGTTTATTTAATTTTTTCTAAAAGTTTTTCTAATTCTTTTAGTTGCTCTAAATTTAGATGATCCAAATTTATTGCGTCAGCAAATCCAAAAATATCTTTTTCCATTAGTAACACTCCCCGCAAATTGGATAATAATATTCACCATCATCGGTAACAAATTGTGTAGTTTCTTTTTTACAAGAATCGCATTTATTCATTATTTATTTTCTCCTTTATAAAGAAAATCCCACGCCTTACGGCAAATTAAAATTGAGTTGCAATTATCGCAACAAATAGCACCATTAGGATTAAAGTTGATATCATATGCATCGACATATGAAACGGATTTTCCGCAAATAGAGCGGAGAGGATAAAGAGTAGTCATTAGTTAGACCTACTTTCTTAAAGGCAATTTATGCAATTGCATTTAGTAGAACGGATAAGAAACGCAAGCAATTCCTTGCGTGTGTAAGAATCTAAACCATAAGAGGATTTTACTCCGCCATTATGGTAATCGTGAACGATTGTAGAGAATAGAGTTTCATTTAGTGTAGTCATTTAAGACCACCTTTCTTTTAACGATTAAAACCTTATTTAATCTTGATACTAGTATCCTATCATAGACCACTGACATTTTGACCCCTTTTTCGGGCGTGTCGGAAAACTATTTTTGTGATTTAGGTCATGTGGATAACTTACGCTCAAATTTCCAGGGTTTTCCACACCTGTGCATAAACCTGTGGATAACTGCCCACAAAAGATGGGGGCAGCTGCCGACTTTGTCAAGCCGACACGCCGCTTTTATTTATTCATTTTCTAATTCTGCTAAATAATCTTGGTGCTCTACTAATCCGATTGCAAACGCAACGGGATCGCAACACTCTAGAATTTCGGCGGGTGTAAAAGTTGAGTAACCAATCTTTACAGTTGGATAAATGTCATTTAGTAAATCTATAAAACTTTCTTTGATTTCTAAATCTTTTTCTAATTGTGATTTACTCATTTAGTCCCCCATTTTTTAGGTCTTTGATTACGGCGATTAGTAGCGGAATAGTTACTCCCGCTAGTAGTAATTGAACGGCGGTAGTTAGTAGGCGATTAGTAGTCATTACTTATTCTTCTTTCTCTTATAAATCTTATAGGCGATTACTAAAGCGGTAGTGATTAGGATAGTGTGCCAAGGTAAGTAGATAGACCCTAAGAAACTATCAAACTCAAATCCGTATTCGCTTGTTATGTATAACTCAAATCCGTTTATAGTCATTAGTCATTCCAATCTAGTGTAAGTGCCTTGTGTAATTCATCTTCATCAAAGTCATCAGCATCAAGGTCTATTGCGCCTTCTGCTAATGCCTTGTTATACATTTCTTCTTCATCAAGATAGACATAAGCGTCTGCTACATCTGCTTGGATAGTATCCCATTTAGTCATCATTACTTTACCTCTACCTCTCTAATGTTATAAGTGAAACCCTTACCGAGTTTATTTAGTTCAGCGATTACCGCTAAGATTTCTTCGGGCTTATTAGCCTTTTGATTAACGGCTAATAGTTGAGAGCCTTGCCATAGTGTATAAGTGATAGTCATTATCTGTTCTTCTTTCGTTAGTAGTTATAGTAGGAATTGTAGCGCATAGCGCCGACATTGTATAGCGACACGCCGTTAGGCGTTAGTGTGATTATGGTCACACACGGACTCGATTTCGTGTCCGAACTCCTCTACGAGTTCCTCGTAGATTTCGTCCATATAATCAAGATAATCGTTCATTAGATTACTCCCAACTTCTAGTAGTAGCAATTACTACACGCTTGCTAGGCTTGTAGTTAGGTAACTCGGTTAGAGTTACTGTATCTATAACTCTAGTCTGTGAGACTAGGTCTAGATACTCGTTAGCGTATTCCTCGCTAGGAACTAGGAGGGTAGTAGAGCCTAAGCCTACTGTGTATTTTAGTGAAAACATTTTGTTTTCCTTTCTTTATCAAGAACCTTTCTTGATTTTCTTTATACTATAATCCTAGCAGGGGGGACTGACATTTAGGGGGGTTACTCGCTAGTATTCGCAAACTATTTTTGTGAGTTACACCACACTCACGCTCAAGATTATAGGGTTATGGGCGCACTATCGGACAAATCGGACATTAAAAATAGTGTGTATCATACATATTAAAAATATATTAACATTTTCTCAAATTTCAAAACGGGGGCGGGAAATAAATATTCTCTGGATCCTTGACTTACGAAAATCCCAAATGCTATACTGTAAACCTTGGACAGTTTTCGGAGATAATATCAAGGGGTTAAACTCCAAGTGCGATGATGACGGAAGTTGTATTATACAATTACTTTCAGATAATAGCTAGGCCTACTATAGGATCCTTGACTTACGAAAATCCTAAATGCTATACTGTAAACCTTGGACAGTTTCAGGAGATAATATCAAGGGGTTAAACTCCAAGTGCGATGATGACGGAAGTTGTATTCTACAATTACTTTCAGATAATAGCAACAGCTCGAACCGATGAATGGCGGATTTATACTCTGATCATTTCGGGGTTCTCTTTTAGAAATCATAAAAGGGGTATAGGGGTTGTATGCTCAAATTCTGGAAGTTATCATTAAAAAGATAAAAACAAATATAGAAGCTATACTTCTAAAAAAATATTTTACTAACATTTAGTAGAATCTATAAAGTAGTCGACTAGGATTAATATGACATTCAATGTATATCAATACGATGTAAAAGTAAGAGTAGCAGTAATTGCGGGATCAGAAGAAGAAGCAACAGCAAAGTTGGATCAGGGACAAGTTCAACAGATCTCAATGGAGAGAGAACTTTTTAGCACAACTGAAGTAATTTAATAAACATAATGTAATATAATAGGGGTATGTCTCCAGAGAAGATATCGATCAAGAAACAAAAAGAATTCCTGGCGCAGTATTTAAAAGATCTTAAAGAAAAGAATCCTTGTATGGATTGTAAGATTTCATATCCCTATTATATGATGGACTTTGATCATGTCCGTGGGCGAAAGCATTCAAATGTGGCGGAACTAATTAATACGTTATCTAAGAAACGTCTGGATGAAGAAATAGCCAAATGCGAAATAGTTTGCTCAAATTGTCATAGAGTAAGAACTCATATGAGAAAGCACGGAAAGAAGGCATCATGAACTTTTGTACATATTGCGACAAGATCTCATATACATCTAAGTTAACTCTAGAAGGTAAGATGATATATTACTGTTCAGATCATGCATTAAATATTACAGTTGACTAGGATTATGGTATAATATATTTATGAATAGATGTTCTGCACACACATGCCCATTGCCATCATTTGTATTTAGAAAAGATGATCCATCTATTGGATACTGCATGGCACATGGCATGGAATATGCGTATATTATGAAAAATAAAGAAAATGCATGACCACGAGAATATAGTATTAGCCACAGGTTCAGGAATAACTGAAATGCAAGTAATGTGGATACTTATGGGTCTCATGGCAGCTCACCATATTTGGATGTGGTGGAAGATGAAAAAGAAAGACTGTAACTGTAAATGAATTGGTTACAGGCAACAATTATATTTGGGCCAGTAGTGGTTCTTTTAATTGCATATATGACAGGAAACATATGAAAAAGATCTTTGCTTTAATTACTCTAACTGCGACAGCAGTCTTCTCAGGTCTTGCTATGTCTAGATTCTTAAATTGGGCGGGAAAGCAAGAAGACTTCTTTGATTTTGACCTAAATGAAGATATAGACAATGAACAGTTCTAAATCATTCCTATGGTCATTACTAATCATCCTTGGTGCATACTACTCATTGGTGTATATAGCTAAATAAACGTATGTTATATCTATAGGGTAAAGTCCCTAATCTTTTTTCTCCCGCCCTTTTAAGGGTTCAAGTATCGGAGATACCAAATATGACCCGTTAGGGCTGGAAAACCCCCGTAGAGGGCGTATGAGGGCTATTTTTTAAAGATGCTCCAGATCTTAAACTTGATCTTTTGAATAATATTATCTATTTTCTGCTCGACGCTAATATCCTTCTTATTAAAACTCTTAGGACTATTCCATAAATTAGAAAAATGTCTAGGCATAATATAATTATACTCTATATTTAAATATGGTGTTCTTATTTTCGGCGCACTTTTTTTCGCACTATATGCACTATATGTCCTAATTGTCTATATAAGAAAAAATCCCAATCAGAGGCGGATCCGATTGGGACTTTCTAGTGTATTGCTACACATTATATAGGGAGACATTGCTGCCGTCACCTACACATCTTAATTGTAATATGGAATATTTTATATGTCAAGCATTCTAGTTGACAGGATTTTCAGACGGGGTAAATGATGGCTCAGGTCCAAGTAGATATCCTTGCTCATGATAATCAATCATCTTAGCCGTCTTTTCAGGATCTACTCCATTTGCCATAATTGTTAGCATATCGTAAATACGGTGAAGCATTATATAATTCACCATAGGTAGGTTGTCTTCTAGATTTCTAGATGGTTCTTTTTCTTCCATTATGGTCTCCCCATATCGTTCCAAAATATTTCTCTTCCCATAGAGTCTTTCTCTAATAGGACACTTGATTCAAATTCATATGAAGAAAAGGTCTCTTCTTCCGCCGACGCACTTTTTGTTTTAATTTGCAGTCCTTGACCACAATTGCAATTACTACATCCATGTTCAGACATTGTTGACTTCTTTCACTAATTTCTCGTATACCTCTAGGCCTATGTAGTTCTTGTAATCACAGGAGAGGCAGTATAAATAAATGTTATCTTCTAAATCTAAGTTACATAGAAGAGAGCCCTGATCCATGGGACATTCAAGTCTAGGAACAAGGCCCTCTTCTGATAAGGCTATGTACTTAGATACATATTGTATCTGCATTTGACCTACTTTTTCTGATCAATCGGGAATTGCAATAGCCATTCCTTAGCTTTTGGGGTCATACCCTTCCAAGCCGACCAATCTATACCGCCATTGGTCATATAATACGTTATCTCTGCGTTTGTTACTGGGTCGAATAACTCTCTGTTACTCTCTAGTTTGAATTTCTCAAGTCTTTCAGGACCAAGATTTCCAATCATGTTTATCTGGAATATTCCGTAAGAACTATCTCCAGTACTTCTGTCCCCGTTATATGCAAGCGGTCTTCCATTAGATTCTCGCTTTGCTATGGACCAGGCTTTCTTAAGGCCTACTCCTTCGAATCCTACAGTCTTGAGTAGTAATACTAGCTCTTCGTCTGTAAGCATCTCAGATGGCTTGTAAATTGCTTTACTAAACTTATCCAAGACTTCTTGCTTTAGTTGGGCTTCAGTTTTCACTAAAGGTTTTACTACTAAGGCTTGTGTAGGCTGGACTGGAAACATAAATAATGTTATCATTACTATTGTAACCAGATTATGAGCCAAATCACTAACCTGTTGTTTTATTTTCTCCATTGGCATTTCCTCCTCTAGAGATAACGAACTACAATCATAACATTGATAGGATAAGCCTGTCAAGCCAGTCAACTAGAAAGAAAACATGGATATATCTTATTATACTATTCAAGCGGG